ACCATTATGGATGGTAGTAAAGCTATTGGACGAAACTGGTACGACGTTCACTAAGGCTTAATATGATTATTAGAGTTGTAGCGCGTAATCGATTTGAGTTTAAACGATTTTGTGAGATATTTAGCGTACCTCCAAGTGATGCTAGATACATTACTTGTTCAGATCAAATACGTGGTGTTGAACGTAAATCACTAATATTCTACGTAAATGACTGCCATCTTATAAAAGACTTTGGTTTGCTCAAAGAGATTGCGCTTTCTCGTAATTTGAAAGCAGTTGAAGTAAAGTATGACTTCTAACTCCCGAATAGCAATCATTGACGGCGATGTGTTATGTTATCTTTGCTTCGAGCCTCGTTGGGAAAATAACGTAAACATTAAAGGCGAGCGTGTATTTAATATGGACCCTGAAACAGGTAAAGCTGTCAGGGTCGTTAAAGAATACACCAAAGCTGAAAACGCTAGATATAAGATTGAATCGTGGGCTCGTTTTCAACGTAAAGTGCAAGAGCTTCTAGAAGAACTTTATTGCACAGATTACTTGTTAGCAGTTCAAGGTCCAGGCAACTTCAGGTCTAAATTGTATCCTGACTATAAACAGCACTCAAGCCGACAAGGTAAACCAAGCGAAATGTCGGAATTTGTTCCGTTCATTCGCGAATTAGCTGTTGATAGTGGTATTGCAATTTATTCTATAGGTTGTGAGGCCGACGATTTAATTCGTATATGGTCAAATGAATGCCGATTGAAAAATCAAGACTTTGTGATTGCTTCTATTGATAAAGATCTTTTGTGTATTCCTGGTACTCACTATAATTTAAAGAAGCGTGAATTTTCTAAAATCACGCAAGAACAGGCAGATAGGTTTTACTACGAGCAGCTTCTTAAGGGCGATCCAATTGATAATATTCCAGGACTTCCTGGTGTTGGACCTAAGAAAGCTGAAAAAGCTCTAGCAGAATGTACTACTGTTGCTGAGTATCAGGAAGTAATTGTTGGAATGTATATGAGCATTTATGAGGACGATTGGAAACAATGGCTTCTTGCTAATGGTAAAATGATACATATTCAACGCTTTATTGGCGATTGGTTTGATCTTTCAGATTGGCCAATTGTACAAGAGATTGAACAATAATGGTTACAAAATTTGATGGTGACATACCTGACAGCAGCTTTGTCTTACCTAAGAAAGCAATTGTGAAACCCAATGGACATTGGAAGTTTCCTCAGCAAATGGGTACAGGCAAAGTTTGCGGTTTTGTGTATGTTATCAGAGATAGCTACCTTGGGCGTTTCTATTTAGGTAAAAAGTTCTATAAAAGTAATGGTCGTCTCACTAAAGGCCAAGAGTCTAATTGGCGAGAATACCAATCATCTTCTAGTACTTTGAAGCTTATGCTACAAGAACGCCCATGGGAAGACTTTGAATGTATTTGTCTTGAAGAGTATGTTGCAAGAGGCGCTGTAAGTTATGCTGAAACGTGGTCACTTTGTCACGTAGAAGCACCCACCACAAGTAAATGGTACAACACTCGTATTGAAGAAATCTCTTGGAATGTCAAAGAAGGTATAACAGCTAGACATAAAGAAAGACTTCAACGTGTGATTGACATGGATAAATTTGAGGAATAGTGGGAACGATTGTAATTAAAGATCAACCCTGTCTAGATCAAGTGATGTGTGCGTCAAGTGATGCAATGCAAGTGTACGAAGATGGCGGTGCAAGATGTTTCTCTTGTGATCGTCAGTTCACTAAAGAGCAAGTAGAAAAAGGTCTTAACAAGACGCCTAAAGTACCTAAGGCAGAAAAAGAATACGTTGCACGCGTATCTCTGTCTGAAGTTCCTGATTTACCTATTCGTGGTTTCCAAGATCGTAAGATCACTAAAGATGTCGCTGAATTTTTCGGAATTCATGTGTCTTACAACGACAAGGGTGATATTGATGCTCATTACTATCCTTACGGTGATGGCTACAACATTCGAATTGTTGATGGAAAGAAATTCACGCGTTTAGGTACGCTTACAGAACTTTGTGGTCAAACTAAATTCAGTGGTGGTGGTAAACGCCTTATCATCACTGAAGGTGAAATTGATATGTGTTCTGTAGCACTAGCTTCTCAAAAGCGTTATAGCAGAATTTATCCTGTTGTAACAATGGGTAGTGCTACGAATGTTAAGCTTCTGATTGAACAACGTGAATGGGTTCGTAGCTTTGATGAAGTTATTCTTTGGTTTGATAACGATACAAAGGGTAAAGAAGCTCTTGATAAAGCTATCAAAATCATTGGCATTGACAAAGTAAAAGTTGCGTCGCATCCTACGTGTAAAGATGCTAACGAAGTTCATTGTACACTTGGTATTGATGCTGTAATGCAGCCAATATTTGATGCTGCTCCTGTCATTCCTTCAGGTATTATTACACGTTCAACTCTAAAAGAACGTATGAGAGCGTTCAATGAAACACGTGCTCTTCCATATCCTGATTGTATGGCTGGTGTAAATTCAAAGCTTAAAGGTATGCGCTTCGGCGAGATTACATTGTTTACTTCAGGTACTGGTAGCGGTAAATCTACGCTGCTACGCGAAATAATTCTTCACATTAAAAAGACAGCACCTGTTGAAGATAAGATTGGTATTGCATCACTTGAAGAGTCGCCTGAAGCAGAAGCACGTAGGCTGTCAGGTATGCAGCTATCACGTAATACTTCCGATGAAGAAATGTCCTTTGAAGAACTGGAAGTAGGTTTTAACGAGTTATTCGGTTCTGAAGATGAAGAAGAGCGTATCATGATGTTGGACCATCAAGGCGCTGTAAATGATTCTTCAATAATTGACAAAATAGAATATATGTGTTTGATGGGATGTCGATATATTCTCATTGACCACATTACAATCCTTGTCTCTGAAGGTATTGACAAGTTACACGGTAATGAAGCGCAAGATAAGATCATGAACGATCTTCTTGCTCTTGTAAAGAAGTACCCTGTTTGGATTGGTCTTGTATCTCACTTACGTAAAGTAGGTCAAGGTGCAGTATCATTTGAACAAGGTAAGATTCCTACAATGGATGACATCAAAGGCTCTGGTTCAATCAAGCAGATTTCCTTTGATATCATTGGCTTTGCACGTGATATGAATGCAGAAGATGATAACACAAGAAACACAATTAACATGGCAGTGTTGAAAGCACGTACAACCGGTCTTACAGGTATTGTTCGTGGTGCTATGTATAATCAATCAACAGGGCGATTGACGGCTATTCCCGTTGAAGATGAATTTACAAAAGTTGAGACAACATGGGTGAAACCGTAATTATGAATGATATTAAGACGCCTTGGAGTCCTGTTGGATATCTTACGTACAAGCGTACTTATGCTAGACCTTTGTTTGATGAAGATGGTAATTCTCTTGGTAAGACAGAAGAGTTTACTGACACGGTAGAGCGTATTATTAATGCTTGTCGTACGCAGCTTAATGTTGGTTTCACAGTTGATGAAGAAAATCGTCTACGCGATTATATGCTGAAGCTTAAGTGCTCTGTTGCTGGCCGTTTTCTTTGGCAACTTGGTACTGGTACTGTAGATCGTCTCGGTCTTGCTTCTCTGCAGAATTGTGCATTTACAGTTGTTGACCATCCTATTCGTCCATTCTGTTGGGCAATGGATATGCTTGCACTTGGTTCAGGTGTAGGCTTTAACATTCAGCGTGAACACGTTAACAAACTTCCTGAAGTAAAGCCTTGGTTTAAAGCACCCACACGCGTTGAAGATGCTGGTGCCGATTTTATCATCCCTGATAGTCGTGAGGGTTGGGTAAAGTTTCTTGGCAAAACACTTAAGGCTGCTTTTCTGTCTGAAGAGACTGATAAGGGTCATTTCACCTACTGGACAGGCGCTATCCGTGGTAAGGGTACTCCTATCAAAGGTTTTGGTGGTACAGCTAGTGGGCCTGAAGACCTCGTTTGGGGTATTAACGAAATCAGTAACATTCTGATTAAGCGTGCGGGTAAGAAGATCAGGCCAGTTGATGCACTTGATATTATGAACCTCATTGCTTGGATCATTGTTGCTGGTAACGTTCGTAGGTCTGCTCAGATTGCTATTGGCGATCCTGATGATATTGAATTCTTGCTGGCTAAGCGGTGGGACTTGGGTAACATTCCTAAGTGGCGCTCTATGTCTAATAATTCTGTTGCATGTTCTAACATTGGAGAGCTTCATGATTATTTCTGGGACGGGTATGAAGGTAAGGGCGAACCCTATGGACTTATCAACCTCGAATTGTCGAGGGCTGTTGGCCGCCTTGGAGACTATGACTATCCAGATGCAAATGTGCAAGGCTACAATCCGTGCGCAGAGCAGTCGCTCGAAGACAAGGAAACGTGCTGCCTAGCAGAAGTTTTCATGCCTAATGTCGATAGCTACGTAGAATTTCTTGATATCCTTGAACTCATCTATCGCATCAACAAACATTCGCTGATGCTACCTTGCCACAATCGCGATACAGAAGCTGTTGTGCATCGCAATATGCGTATGGGTATTGGTGTAACCGGTGTCCTTCAAGCAAGTCAGGCTCAGTGGAATTGGCTTTCTAACGGCTATGACCATTTGCGTGCTTTTGACCTTGAGTATAGTCAAATCAAGAAGATGAATCCCTCGATTAAGCTTACCACCGTTAAGCCGTCGGGTACTCTTAGTCTTCTGCCTGGTGTGCTTCCTGGATGTCATCCAGGCTATGCACGCTTTATGTATCGTCGTATCACAGTTGCATCTGATAGTCCTCTTGTTGAGGTTTGTCGTGACCATGGGTACCCTGTCGAGTATAAGCGTAACTTTGATGGTACACCCGATTATGGCTCAGTAATTGTTACTTTCCCTTATCGCTACCCTGATAATGCTGTTATGGCCAGTGAAATGTCTGCTATTGATCAGCTTAAGGTTGTTCAAAAGCTTCAGGCAGAGTGGTCTGATAACAGTGTAAGCTGTACTGTATATTATAAGCTTGAAGAGCTTCCTGAGATTCGAAAGTATCTTGAAGCTAATTATCGGGGTTCTCATAAGAGCTTATCTTTCCTCTTGCACAGTGGGCACGGTTTTGATCAAGCACCGTATGAAGAAGTAACTGAAGATGCTTACAATGAGCTTGTTGCGAAAACTAGGCTTATCGAGTCGGTTAATGCTGCCGAATTCGAAGGTGGAGACGAATGCGCAACAGGTGCATGTCCGATCAGGTGAGATGGTAGGAGCGCATTATCTAATTGATGGCAGATGTGCGGAATACAGACGACCTAAGTATGGTGATGTTTTGCTTGCAAACCAACAACCATTACCTATGCAACGTGCTGTACTACTTGCAGCTATTACTCTAATAGATAATGAGCCTATTACAGTTGAAGATGTAATGATGCTAGACAACAGTGATGTTGAAATCATTATGAAAGATATTGTAAAAGCTACTAAGTTTTAATACAGGGAGGTCATTAATTTGGCCTCCCTTTTAAACGGAAAATGTATGACAGAAGAATATTATAAAGGTAGGCCATCGCATTGGCAGCCTATTACAGATAAGAAAATATTGGCTTGTCTTGGTAAACTAGGTGAAGAGCTTAACGAAGGTGGATCAGCAGCAAGTCGTTGTATTATTCAAGGTGTTGATGAAGTTGAGCCTACTACACTAAAGCCTAATCGACAGTGGCTCCAGGAAGAAATTGCAGATATTATTGCAATGTGTGGATTGGCAATCACAGAACTTGGACTTGATGAAGACGCTATTGCTAAGCGTATTGAATATAAGCTTAAGTACCATACGGAGTGGCTTTGTGCTCTTTAAAGGACCAATGCTTGCACCTAATGAAAGTCCTTTGAAAGTCCCTAACTTCTTTGGTAAACTTCAATACCCACTTATGGTATCACCTAAGTATGATGGTATTAGAGGTCTTACTAAAGGTGGTAGAATGCTTTCTAGGAAGCTTATTGAAATTCCATCTTTGCAAGTGCAAGAAGAATTCACCATGGTTGATCATCTTGACGGTGAGTTAATCGCTGGTGTTGCTACAGATTTCGGTGTGTACAATCGATCACAATCACATATTATGTCAGGAGATAAACCGGGTGATATATCGTATTATGTATTCGATTACACGCATGATGACTGGTTAATTAAACCTTTCTATCAGCGTTTAGAGAAGCTTTTTGAAGTTATCAAAGACTTTGATGTGTACACGCTTGTACCTCAACGTTCTGTTGAAAATGAAGATGAGCTACTAGAAGCTGAAGCAGAATTTCTTGAAGCAGGTTATGAAGGCGTCATTGCTAAAAGCCCTATTGGGCATTATAAATGTGGCCGAGGAACATTTCTTCAAGGACTCGTTTACAAAATCAAGAGGGAGCAAGATGATGAAGGCATTCTAGAAGATCTTGTAGAGAAACAGACTAATAACAACGAACAAACTAGAGATGCCCTAGGTAATGCTAAACGAAGTTCATCTAAAGAAGGTAAAGTAGGCGCAGATTCTACTGGTAAGTTTAAAGTCAGCTTTAAAGGTGACCTTATTAGTGTAGCTCCAGGTTGTTTTACCGCAGATCAACTTCAAGATATCTGGCACCATTGGCCACGAGATAAAGGTAAGTACCTTAAGTTTCGTCATTTTCCACATGGTGCTAAAGATAAACCTAGACAAGCCAGAGCACTCGGTTTTCGAGACAAAATGGATATGTGACATGCTTATTTCTGTAGACTTTGATGAAGATGGTAACGCTGTTCGTGCTAAAGTACGCAAAAAGACAATTGCGCGTCGACCATTCTTTATTACACGCGACGGTGATAATATTTTGTGCTATTCTGACGTTACGGTAGTTGATGAATTTTATACAACTAACTTGACGTTGATTGATGAAATGCTAGGCGAACGTAATGCAAGACTTTGAAGGTACTGAAATTAAAGTTGGTGATGAAGTACTACAAACAGGTTGTATTTCTCGTGTAGACCTTCGACGACGACGTGTTCTTGAAGTGTACGAAAACTCTGTACTACTTGCAGCAGAGCAAATCCCTGACGGAGCTAAAGTACGAACAGGACGTACATGCTCCGAGCGTGCAAACAACAATCAAGTGCATCCAGAGTATAGAGCGCGTACGTATCACATTCGAAATAGTGTGTGTCGTACGCCCGCATTTCTCTTTGTAATTCCCAAGGATACCAAATGAGTGGACTTCGTAAGCGTACAATTGGCCTCATTATTTCACGTGAAGTAGATAAGTGGCTAGAGTCAATTAAAGATGAAAGCGTCCGTAACATTGCTAAGCATAACACCATTGTAACAGGTGGTTCTATTGCATCAATGTTGATTGGTGAAAAGGTAAACGATTACGATATTTACTTTCGCAACAAAGAAACTGCTATTGCTGTTGCGGAGTATTATATCGCTGAGTTCAATAGCAACAATGATCTTAAGGCTAAAGTTAAGGGTTACGCGCCTAAACTTAAGACCATTACAGTAAAGAATATCCTTGGTGAAGAAGAAGAGCGTGTAGTCATTTGGATGCAATCTGCAGGCACAGCAGAAGAAGACCAAGGTGTAGATTACAACTATTTTGAGAGCCAGCCTGAATTTGAAGCAGAAGATTTTCTTCTTGGCAATGACGTACCTCTTGAAGACCCTGCAGGGTTTGCAGAAGATGCAGCTGATGAATTGAAACCTTCTGTTAAGAAACCTAAGTACCGTCCTGTGTTTCTTACAGATAATGCAATTACGTTGTCTGATAAAATTCAGTTGATTATTCGTTTCTGGGGTAACCCTTCAGAAATTCACCGTACATTTGATTTTGCACATGCAATGGGCTACTACGATCACTCTACCAAGGAAGTCACTGTAGCTCCCGAAGCACTTGAATGTATGCTTTCGAAGACATTAGTGTACAAGGGTTCACTGTACCCTGTTGCATCATTGTTTCGTACACGTAAGTTTATCAAGCGTGGCTGGCGTATTTCTGCTGGTCAAATGCTTAAGATTATCATTCAGCTTCAGGGCGTTGACCTTATGAACAGGTCTGTACTTAAAGAGCAGCTGATTGGTGTAGATATGGCTTATATGAGTCAGCTAATTTCTGAACTTAAAAATGCTGAAGGTAAGGTTGACGCTACCTACCTTGGTATTCTCATTGATAAGGTATTTGAAGAATGATTTATTTTGCACTATGCCTCGTAATTGCTTTTCTCATTGTTGCCTGCTTTATTCTTTCAGGAGGCACAAGGCAAGCTGTTAACGACTTGTTTGCAGAGATTGAAAGCCACAGTCTTACAAAGCTTTCAATTGACGATCTTGCAAGTAGGCTTGCCAGCAAAGAACAGACATTGCAGGGTTATAAGGAAACAACTGTAAAGCTTCGTGATCGTGGCGACAAGTATCGTGATGCTCTCGATGAAATTAAAGCATTGCACACTGATAAGCTGATTTCTACTGCTCGTAAGGCAGTTGACATTGCAAAGAATGCTCGCGATGCAAATTGAAGTTGGTAAAACGTACAAGACACGAGAAGGTCGTAAAGTCTCTGTTATTCGAAAGATGGCAGGTCAACGTAACACTCGTGACTTCGCAAAAGTAAGTGAAACGTCTCAATTTATCATTTCTGATAATGGTAAGCTTGACACGTACTTTGCAGACGGCTCTTACATTAAGGCTTCTGTAGAACATCCAAAGGATATTGTAGGTGTACTCACCTGAGCTTTATCGCGGCATTGCTTATCATATGATCCAGCGACACTGTAAGTTTCCAGCATTCTTCTGGCATTGCTATCGTTGGATTGACTCTGCTGGTCGTAAATGGTCTTGTGAAGAAATCATTAAAGCTGGCTGGGGTATGTGGTTTTGCGATGGTATTATGCTGGGTTATATCATACCTGAAGACTTTGCAGGGAAAAGAACTTGACTTCAATCCAAGATGCAATTCGAGTAGAGCGAGCAAAGCAACCTCGTTTTAATACTAATGAAGGTTTTATTTTGAACATTATGAATGTATCACCTTATGGTGGTATGTGTCAAGCGTTCATTATGGAAGCTATCCGGCATTACTCTACTACGGTAGCTGCTAGTGCGCCTGGACCAGAAGATCCTGAAAGTATGGCAATTGTGTCACCTCAGCTGTGGCACGCGATTGCTGTTGATATTAGGGATCGTATCAATACTCAGTTGAAGATTACAACGTAACCTAAGTGCCCGTAACTTTCTTAAAGTATTCTAGACACTGAGCACACATATACCGTCAGCTGTGCTACGAAATACTAAAGATCTGTTACAAGCGTGCGAGCTATATAAGTCTGGGCAACTCGCTTTCTTTTGTCTGAACGATTACGAGCCAAGTGGCCAACCCTCCCGGACCCCGTTAAATTAACCCACTTGTGGGATAGGGACTTCGGGATAATTCACTTATCTCATTATGATATGCCCACATTGTAGGGTGCATATTTTTTATCGTTTAGAGGAATACATTAACATGACTGAACTTAAGCAGGTTTTCCAGGTTGGCGATCAGAGCTTTGAGACCAAGGCTGAAGCTATGGCCTTTATGCGTCGTCCGAAGATTACAGAAGCCCTGAAGACGTTTATCGCAGACAACGATAAGCTTGTTTCGTGGCTGGTTGATAATCAGGAAACTGTGGAAACCGCGTTTGAAGCTGGCGTTATTCAGCGTGTTACCAAGAGCGATATCAAGAAGCTGGAAGCAGCTCTTGCCGCTGTCACTAAGGCTGGTGCTAAGGACACCCAGTTTATTATTGACAATTCGGAGGCTATCGCTACTTCGTTCCGTTGGCCGTCGGTTAAGCGCATGACTGATGAAGAGAAGAGTGCTGCTGCGCTTGAAATCCTCACGACTGCTGCTGACGGTAATGAAAAGCTTGCTGGCTTTATCATTGAGAACAAGGAGCCTATCCTTGCCGCTTATAAGGCTGGTGTTGTGAAGCGTGAAGTTTCGCCGAATGCTGTTAATGCACTTGAAGCCTACCGTGCAAAGCAGAAGGCTGAGAAGGAAGCTAAGGCTGCTGCCGAAGCACCTGCTGGCACTGCGTAATCAATACCTTGGGGAGATCATTAATTTGGTCTCCCCATTTTAAATGCAAATAAAAGGAATATTTATGTCATATTTTGAAGAACATCTTAATGATACTCGTGAAGCCGCTCGCGATCAAGGTGCTAAACGTCTTGAGGCCTCTCATGTTCGTTTGAACAAATCTGTTGTCAGTATTGAAGCAGAAATTAAGAGGCTTAACGAAAAGCTGGCTGAAGTCAATGATCTTAATACGCGTCTGTTTTCGTTCGCTACAGATGATGATGATCATTTGCTCGATACTGATTCTATTACTACTTTCGAAAAAGAGGTAAACGAACTTGTTGGCAGCCCTTTCTAACTTGGGACTTTGAGTCTTACAGCTTTAATCGTGACGTTTGGGTTGATGAATATCGTAAGTATTGCATTGATGATGTAAGGTTTATGCAAGAATACGAAGCTATTTACAATGCTGGTGATCGTCGCTCTGCTCAGATTGAAACAAATCCCTGTGCAGAAATTATGCTACCTGTGCGTTGTCATGGTAAAAGCTTTTATGATATCATTGCTAAAGACTTAGGTGTTAGTAGAGACGAAGCTAAGAGGCTAATGTATGGTCACGGATACTCTCAAAAGATTAAACCAAATATCAGATCGAATTCTGTTTGTCAAGAAAGAGCAGCGCGATGGTAAGGCTACTAATTACGATGCTTCGATAGAACTTCAAAGACTTAGGAGTGAGCGTCGAGAATTACGCGCAAGCCTACCTCCACTAAAGGTTGTTGAATGACTGACTTTACTGTTGTGCGAGAAGCACTTCCACCTATCCTTTTAGGTTTTTGCTCAAAACTTTGTTAGCGGCATTGTTAATAGTAGAACGCCTAATCAAATCATTAGTCGTAACGGTTCACCATACATTAACCGATGGATGTTGAGTCGTAAGGCTATGGTACCTGTGTATGATGACCCTTCTATGCCTTTGCATTACTTTGGTGTGATGGCGTCAGAAGTAGAAAACATTTATATTCATCAATACGCGCGCCCTGATCGTGATGACCCTCATTGCCATCCGTGGCCAAATGCATCTTTAATTGTATCTGGTTGGTACGATGAAAATGTGTATGAAACAGGTAGCAATAAGTTCATTGGCGTCGAAAGACGCCATGAGGGTGATATCATTCTACGTGATAGTAGTTCTGTTCATGCTATTGTAGATACATCGCCAGGTTGTTTGACTGTGTTTGCATCATTGCAAAAAGACCGTGATTGGGGTTTTTACACTGAGACAGGCTTCATTCATTCGACTGCGTATCATGCAAATAGTGCGTCGTTAGCTGCGTGATTAAGCAAATCAAACACTACACTAGAGAATTTATTAGAGCACATCCAGACGATATTTTTGTGTATGGTAGTAATATGCAAGGTAACGGGTGGCGTGGTCAAGCTAAAGAAGCATGCGGTGAGCCTAATACTGTAGGTATCCCAACAAAATGGTTGCCGAGTAATAAAGCTGAAGCATTCTTTTCTGAAGATGATTTCTTTAAAGTGCAAGTGAAAATTGATACAGCTTTTTTGAAGTTGCAACGTCATTTAAAAGCAGGTAAAACAGTCTACTGGCCAGAAGATGGTATAGGTACAGGAAGGGCACGTTTAAGAGAATGTGCTCCAAGTATCTACACATATATCTCTGATTGGTATAAAAAGCTTTTGATCTTATAGCTCAGTGCGCGTGTGGCGGAATTGGTAGACGCCCGAGACTTAAAATCTTGTGTCTTTTAGACGTGCTGGTTCGAGTCCAGTCATGCGCACCATGCTCTTATAGCTCAATGGTAGAGCGCCGCCTTTGTAACGCGGATATCTCAGTTCGATTCTGAGTAAGAGCACCATTTAGAGGATACACTATGTTCATTAACACACATATCTTGCAGGGTAAAATCCCGCATGATTTTAAATGGGTAGACAGCAATGGTCGCCTAAATGATCCATACTCTATGGACACTAATCATCTGTATCGTGCTGCAACTAAGGTCGCAAACACGGTACTTAAAAATGCAAAATGGGGTAACGGTTCCAAAGTCACAAATGAAGGTGTAAACGACCTTAACAAAGCGTTGTATGCTCTTATTCATGCGCTCGTGTTGCGTTACAACATTTTGAATGATGATAGAAAACGTGATGTGCAAGATATTTTGAATACACTCTATATTCATGTATCACGTTTTAATATTCATGGTATTGTAGACGCGTTGAATAACGAAGGTGCTACTTTCAAAATTAGGTATAATGGTGTAACGTATGCCAACGCCACCATTTTCTGATACATACACTAGTGGATGGAATGCTGCTCATCTTGGGCTTAATCCGCTGCTATCCACTAAACCACAAGAGTATATAGATGGTTTCAACGGCTATCTAAATGCGCCACTAGAAGATAAGATTGCAATGCGCAATGATTATCTTGATTTCACCAATGAAGAGGAATTGATTAATGGCTGAAGAATTTTTCGTGGAAGACAACGGTGCGGGAAATGCACCTGCGGATGCCTCCAGTGCTCCGGCGGTCGTCGTCACACCCTCTGACGTCAATAGTTCAGTAGACACTATGGCCGCGCACTTCGCAATCCATCCTGAGAACACTATCGAAGTGATTGCCGACGTTCTTAATGTGGTCATTCAAGGTTCTATTAATTGGCCTTCTGATAAGCGTCAGGAAGTCATTCGCAAGGCTTTGGAGCAGTCTAACCATCCGCTTTTTGCAAACGTTGATGAAGTGTTGAAGACACTGTAAATGCTTAAACCGCTTGTATCTGATACGTTTGATAGTACAATATCTTCGTTAGATACAGCTTTAGTATTATTTTGGGCCGATTGGGCAAGTCCTTCAGTGGATTTGTTCAATCGGCTTAAAATTGTCGAGACTGATATCTATACAGTTGATATTGATACTTACGCGGATATTGCGCATCGTTGTAAAATCGTAGCTGCTCCGACGCTCCATGCTTACAAGAAAGGTAAGCTTCTAGGGTGGAAGGTAGGTTTGATTGGTGCAACAACAGCATATCTTTGGTATCTGGAGAAAATCAATGAAAGTAGCCTTTGAAACTACTTCAGGAGAGTTAATAGAGATTGAAGGTAGACGAGAATTTACAATTTCAAACAATGGTACAGTTGTTCAAAGTCATTTGACAATGTACTATGTTTTGAATTTTCTCACAAATCATCTTATTAGTCTTCAAACACTTGTTGCACATTACAAAACAGAGTGTGATAAAGCACGTGCTAACCTGGTACATGAAACAAAAGAACATGATGCTACATTAGACAACGGTATCAAGTGGCAAAAAGCATATCAATCGCGTTCCGATTGTTTCTTTAATGGCATGTTGTTTCGTCCTAAAAAATCTACAGATAGTAATTGTATAACTGTAGAATATAATAATGAAGGCAAAGTGTTCTTTAAACACTATAAAGACGTTACAACAATTCCACCAAACGAACCACCAGTGTGGCCTTATATTGTCGCACTTATTCTCTCAGCTATTGCGTTAGGAAATATGCTTGCAAACTAAAATTAATGTTGGTAACGGTGAATGGACGCTTGTTGCAGGTTATCATGGTGAAATGCAGCCTGCTATCATGTTCTTTAAGAATGAAGAACTTGCCGTAGTAGGCGAACGTTTGTTTGCGCCTGTTGTAGAGCCTGATATTGTGATTACTTTTGCTAACACTATTCCTCTTGAAGCATTTCGTACGAGTCTTAACACTATTGAAAGCTTGTTCAATGGACATTAATCCACTTGCTGTTCAAGCACTATACGATTTTAATGAGCGTATGGCAGAAGAAAGGAAAAAGAAAACTATGACACGAGCATTTTACATGGTGTATGGTGAAGGTGGAAGAGCACCTGCTGTTCGCCATCAGTCACGTGCAGCGGCTGTTACAGAAGCTACACGCTTAGCTGCCAACAACCCTGGCCAAAAGTTTTATGTTCTCCAGGCACTTGAAGTGCTTGAAACAAATGCAGTTACACGGACGGAGCTTGTATGATTAAAAATGTTATCCTCGGCATTTTTGCTGTTATCGTTGTTTGGTTTGCACTTACATCCTTTGGCCTTTTTGCAGATCGACAGATTCAAAAGGTTCGTGAAGAAACACGTTCACAAGTTTACGACACTAGTCGTGAATATAATGAAGGTGTCAATCGCGATCTCTCACATTATTGCTATGAGTTTCACAAGGAAGACAGTAACAAGAAGGGACTTGCAGCACTCATTCGAACGACTGCAGATACTTTCAAAGGTATCGTTCTCCCTGATAACCAGACTTGC